CTATGCCTACGGCATTTAAAGGGCAATTTACCTCAATTACGCCCTCAAAGACCTGTGTTTTAAATTATTTTCTCTAATTTACGCAAATGTATTGACCCCGCTAAAACTTTGTGATAAAATCGGCGCCATTTGGAAAAGGGGACAAATGATGCTAAAATAATTCTTGCTTTGCTGGAAAATGTCTGTATAATATATTACATATTCAAAAGGAGATTAAAATGACAGATAAAAAAGCAACAAAAGTTCTTGAGCCAACCAAAGCACAATTGGTGAGAGATGTGGAACAAAAGTTTCGTCTTAAAAAATTCGAGCTAGATAGCTTGGAGAGAGCGAACAAAGCGACAATTGTCAAATTGTTAAGCCTCAGATAGAGCGAGGGGGACGAAAGTCCCCTTTTTTTGGTTTAAAAATGATAGTAAGTGCTTACTATCGCTGCAGCGGGCGTTCAAATAGGAGACAAATGTCGAAAAGTTTTTTCATTAATTTGCAAATATGTATTGACAGACCCGCAAAAGTGTGTTATAATGGGCGCCGCCGGCTTTGTAGACTTCGCTTTGGCACTTCACTTTCGCACTTTGGCGCTGGAGACTTCGTTTTGGCACTTCACTTTTGCACTTCGGCGCATGGCGACATTCGTCACTTTATCACTTTAGCACTTTGGCGCAGAGCGTGTGAGATTCGACATCTGTCCCTTTATCTCAAAAGCAACAAATGTCCAGATTTATGTAAGTAAGCGCTTACTAACCAAATTGTTCCACGAATGTTCCATTGTGGATAAGTCTGTGAATAGTGGGGATAACTCGCCCTCTCTCAAATTACCTAAGTAATTTGAGAGTATGACGAAGTATGACGTTTTTAGCGTTTAATCGTCTTTCGACGGGAAGGGATTGTCCCGTGTTCCGCAAATGGAATAGAACCCAAATCCATAACAGCACGAGCATTCGTCAACCCCAGTAAAACCGCAGCCGCCACATTGCTCGCAAGGAATACGAACCTTAAGCGGGTCATTATCGTTGTCAGATTTATCATACATATTTAACCCCTTTTTTCTGAAAATGCCGTCTAGCCTTAGCCATATAGAGATGAGCATTTTCTGGTTTCCAAGTGACCTGAACATTTCGCATACGCTCAACCACATCTACAGTCTGGGCAACTGTTAGGCGGTCAGCTGAAATCCACCAGTCCCATGTGCGATTTGGGGATTTGGATAATTCCTCTGGACTCCAAACAACAAAGGCTCTGGAATGAACCCTATCTAGAATTTCATGACCAGCTCTCTCGACTGCCCTAGCGTGACGCAAGGATTTGCAAGGCAAGGCAACATTAATATTCATGACTTTGTTATAGGCTCGTCGCCAATGATCAGAAGTCACACCAATAGTTACGCAGTGTTCCTCGCCCTGAATGAGCGACCAACCTACATAAACAAAATAGTCTTTCATAATTTTCTCCTTATTAATTAATGAACCCCTAGTATAACAGCAAACCCGCCAAAATTAGAAGTATTGTATAAATATACAGTATCAATATCCCTATCATATAAAAGACTAGTCTGTCAAATTTTTTTAAAATTTTCTGTCACATGATTTGACAAACAAATATAAGGTGTGGTAAAATCGGCGCCGCCAAATGAGAATCATTCTCATTTGGGATTTTTATGTTTTTTGGGAATTTCCTGGTGGTCTCTTAAATCGTCTCACCTTAAAATTTGTTTATTTTGTTAAACTTTGTTTATAAACAAATTTTAAGGTGTGTTGGCTCAAATGTCAAGTTTTGTGACAAATTTTTTGCATAAAAAAAGAGGGCAAAAAGCCCTCTTTAGTTGGTGTGAAAATCTTTTGATTGTTGTTAAGTAATCTTTCGATAACCTAAGTTTTAAATTTTCAGATTGGGCAACGTCTTATTTTAATTTTGGTTATAGTTAATATAAAACCCAATCCACCAAGCGATTTAAGGAATCAAAAAATCTACCTATCGTTTCCAGGTGATCGTGCTGTCGGTTAGTCGGCATAGCCTTCCTGTTTTCTAGCGTTCGATTCCCCTTTCGGTTTTCAAGCGTTTAGTTCGATTCCTCAAACCTAGTTAGAGAGGTCGGAGTGCTTTGCGTTTTCGTTCCTCTCGGTGTCCTCGGTTGCCCTTGGAAGTCGGAGTTCGGAGAGTTGCTTTTCCTCGCCTTATTCCCTCTCTAACATAAGATTATTATAACCCGAAAATATAATTTTGTGCAAGTCTTTTTTGAATTATTTTTAAATCTTCTCGCCTTAAAATTTGCGTCCCTTCGGTTAATGCTTTGCATTAAGCAAATTTTAAGGCGTGTCAGATTAAAAGTCAAGTTTTGTGACACAAAAAAAGAGGGCAATTTGCCCTCTTATAAATTCTGATTTAGTTTTAAAGGAGATAGAATTTAATCAGAATTTTTCGAAATGAGTTTTTCAAGTTCTCTTATTTTAGAATCCCAATATTTTGTTGGTTTCCCTTGTGATTCATATTCTCTTTTGAATCTTTTATATTTAGTTAATAGAATTTTATTTCCTAAAAGTTTTCCTTGCCTGTTTGCTCTGTTGATTCCCTCTATACCTTTCGATTGGATAGATGTTGTTTTTAATTGGTTTTGCGATTGCGTCATATTTAAAAGTCCTTTCGAGTTCTATTTTCTTTTTGAAGTTGTCAGCAGTTGGCTCGATTCCAACCTTAATAATTTTGACATCTTGCCCATTAATATTTGTTTCAATTTGCATATAGTTCTTTTCCCCATTGTTGCAGTTCGTTAACATTCCTAGTCTTTGATCTTAAAATCTTTTGCAGTTCAGATTCCAGATAGAAAATAAATTCATCATCTGTAGTTGAATCAGCATTATAAATTTCAGTATAGCCATAAATTTTTTTATCGCTAATTGCTGAATATTTTTCAAAAGCACAGTCTAGGCTTTTCTTTAAAAATTTCTCGATATAATAAGTTTCAATATCAAGCCACCTTAAACCCTTGTCAAATGAAAGCCAAATATAACCTATCTCATAATCAGCATAATCTTTTTCAAATGATTTAAACCTTTTTACAGCGTCTATAGTTTTTCCGAATTTAATATATCGTTCTATGATGTTTCCCTTATCTGATTTTTTCTCAATCGATAAAAGATATAAATGCGAATATTTTAATTGATCTAAAGGCACATTATATTTATAAATCTTTCTAGTTAATATTTCTTTTTTCATTGTTTCCTATTGTTTGATAATCTCGAATCCAACCAATAAGACCGATTCCAGAGGTAAAAAAATAAATCCATAATGACATTATGAAAGTATGAATTGTTAAAATTGATAGAGCAATAATAAAAGCGATTGCCCTTGTTTTTGAATTAGTAAAAAAAGGGGCAATGCCAATAATGATTGCCCCTAAAATGCCAAATAATAAAATGGCTAAATCCATATTAGGATTTTTCCCAAGCTGTTAAGTGTCCTAGCTTATTGGTTTTCCAATCGTAATTTTTAGCAATACCTTTTAGTTCTGCCATAATTTTTAAATTGGCTACAGTTATTCCATCTGCTTTGATTCTGCTATCGATCATCTCGGCTAGTTTAACTTTTGGGATGTTGGTTTCTTTTTTCTTTTCCATGATTTACCTCTTTTTGAATGTCTATCTAGTATATCAATTTAAGAAATCTTATCAATGGGGAATCGCAAATTATAGCCTTTAATAGTGGTTAAAAAATAACCAATATTTTTTTGTAAAAAAGTTGTCACAAAAGTTGACATTTAAAGTGACTTGGTTTAAAATTTGTTTTATTAAACAAGTTTAAACAACAAAAACAAATTTTAAACCATGTCTTTTAAAGCAAAATTAAAAAGAAAAATAATTAAAATAAATCTTGCATACCTAGTGGAAATTTCATATAATTAGTGTATGTTAAATATTAAAGGAGAAAATAACATGAGTAAGAATGAAGTCGAACAAGCTAACCTAAGATCAGAATTATGGTCATTGGTTCATCAAGTATCTAAATTAGATATGGAGATTGCTAGAAAATTAGATGTAGTTATTAGCGATCTTCAAGAAGTCCAATTTAGAATAGGATTAGATAAGGGTACAGAGATTGGCTTATCAATCCATGAGAAAGGACAAGCAATTCTTTCTTTAATCAATAAGGAGAATTCATAATGCCTATTGAAGTAATGATTGCATATATTCCTCTTACCTTTGCCATTATAATAGTAATCTATTCTAGTGCCTTTGAAACCTCTATGCCTTACAGCGTTCAGCTATTGTTAAGCTTTGCTAGTATTCTGTTAGTAATGTTATCAATGCTAATTTTATTTGGGGGTATAGTATGACAAAATTAAATAATGCAATGTATGGGGGCGATACACATTTTCAACAAATGATAAGCAGAATGAAACCTTATTCAGTTCATGCAAGTGTTGATCCAATCGCAAGAATGGTAAAGTTTAGAAAAGTTTATCAAGAATATATTTTAACGCTTGGCTTAACAGCCGAGCAACGAGATACCTTAACAACAAAGATTGAGGATTTCGCAACAGCATCTTATGATGCAGGAGAAATGGGATGATTATATTTAATCTAGGGAATGATAGGATAGAGGGCAAAGATTGGAAAGATTGTCAAAAGCAAATGAAAACAAAAATGCTTTTAAAATCTTTATTTTCTGAAGTGCCTGTTTTTAATATGGAGTTAAACCATTATGAGCAATGGCAAAAAGAGGAACGCTTTAAGAAAACAAGAATGAAAGAGTTGTTTTAATGTTAGCTAAAATATTTAAAAAACAGTTGACGATTAAAACAAGATTTAATCCAGCGAACGCCAATGATGTGCAAGCCTTTAACAAGGCTTGCAACATTTTAGAAAAGCAAGGCGTAGAATTTGAAAAAGGAACAGAAACAGTTGCAACAGAATTTGGTAAGAAATTATATTTTAGATATTCTTTGATAACCGATATTTTAATTTGGATTGTTCTGCCTTTAGCTGGTCTGATCTTTTTCTTGTAAGCACACAGAGGGGGGTTAGTTGACTCACCTCTGCTCTATCGCTCACACCCCTCCGCACGTACAACTTTAAAAAATTTTGAAAAGTCAAAAAAGACGCAGAACTTTACATCATGATGATGCATACAAAAATATAACTTGACATCAATGTCAGTTTTTGCTATAATTCACATATGGCAAAGACACAAATATCTACACGAATCAGCCCAGAAGGACTGGAAATTGCAAACGCTTACTTGGAACTAGGAAGTATCCCCGCTGTCTGCTCTCGATTATCAATCGATGAGGCAAAAGCATCCGAGTACTTACAAAAGAGAGAGGTGAAAGCATATGTTGATCAAGTTTATCTCGATACTGGATATCGAAATCGTTTTAAGTTAGCAGAAGTACTTGATACTTTAATAGACGCCAAAATGGAAGAAGCCGAAGAAAGCGAGGTATACACTAGTAAGGATTTAGCCGATCTTGTAGGTATGGCACATAAAATTCGTATGGATGAATTAAAAGCACAAACGGAACTAGAAAAAGCAAAAGCACAGACAATTAAAACGCAAGTGAACATACAAGATAATTCACAAGTACCGTTTGGACAAGGAAACTATGGAGAGCTTATGAAAAAGCTCCTAAAAGATAAATGATAAATAAAAGTGAACAAAGTAAAGCGAACATTTTCCTCTCTAGTAAGGATGCCCTATCAGGATGCGATTGCGGTTGTATTGCATTGCTACGACTTTCACATGGAGATGTGCGCTAAAACACCAGAAGACAAAGAATTTCACATAGAACAAGCCAACAGACTAAGAAACTGGCTCAGCGATGTAAAAGATTACATTGAGAGAAAAGAAAGTGAGTAAAATTATAGAATGGCACAAAAAATTAGTAGAGGATGCAAGAAATCAATTCGGATTAAGTAAATATGCAGTAATGTGGATAGCATTTTTAAAAGGAATAGTACTCACGTTACTAGTTTTAGCACTAATATGAATGCAAATGACGTTTTTACACTCATTGCAGAGGTAGGAGCACCCATAGCAGGCGCATTAATCGCTGGAGTTTTCATTTTTGTGATTATGCAACAAATTATGGGAGGAGTTGTTAGTCAAATAGGCACTCTCAAAGGGTTTTGCGAGATGCTTGTTACACGAATCAAGACAATGAACAATGATATGATACGATTAGACACAAGTGTAAGCGCAGCGCTCGACTTAGCACCAGATTTAGATAGAATAGCAAGAGCCGAAAACTTTGTAGAAGATGGGAGTATTGATGTCAGAAGAGACTAATGTTTGTTTTACTCAAGATGAGTGGTATGACTTTGTAAGTGAGTACGAACTTGAAATCCTTGATGAAATTGGAACACCCGCTACTACAGGAGATGCCCAAGCAGCCATAGACTTTATATGGCAAACACTCTTTCTCAGTCCTTGGGAACTTGCGTACATTGCTCTACCCATGACTGTATTAGCTTTCTACGGATTGTCTATTTACAGTATTTTTAAATATATACAAAAGAGATTTAGTTAATGGCAGAATTAATAGCAGAGTTCGGATTTCCAATTGTAGCAATGGTTGGACTAGGATATTTCGTATACTATGTATGGAGAACGATGATAGGAGTTATCGGTCCTGCAATCAAAGAGATGCATTTTGCACTTATAAAGTTAATCGATCAAATAAGAATGTTAGACAACGACATGATCAGGCTGCAGCAAAAAGTAAATACAATACTGCAAATGAAAGAAAATGAGAAAAAGCGTTCTACTACTACTAATCGCAAGTAGCCTACAAGCAGACGATAACCATGTACATATAGATCAATCTGGAGCAAATATGCAAATGGAAATTGATCAAATTGCAGGAACAATCAATAAAGTAGACCTTTCAATTGATGGTACTAGTAACTCCCTCGACATTGATCAGTGGGGAAGTAATAACGAGGTATCATGGGTTGACTACTGGGGCTCGGGTGCGAGCTGGGGTGGAGACTTAGACGGAAACAACAACTCACTTCATTTTTACCAGTATTGCTCACGAGGCGCTAACTGTGCTAAGAGTGATGTAGGCTTTCATGTATGGGGAGATAGAAATAATGTTCGTTGGGGTCAAGGTGGTATACTTGATGATATAGATGATACTACTTTTGGAAACGATGGCGATGAAGGTGGTGGATCAAAACTCAATCTTGATATTCACGGAAACGACAACAAACTTGCAGGAGTACAAAGAAACGGAAGTGCAAACGTATGGAGTGGACACACTGCAACAATTTACTTATATTCAGACGATAATGAAGTATGGGTAAATCAAAATACAGATGGAGCAAAAACGTTTAGTCTAACAACAAATAATGATGAGAATAGTGTAAGTGTAGAACAGACAGGATATGCAGCACATACAGGAACAATTACTTTAACAGGTAGTTCTCCAACAACATTAAATTTAACACAACAAAGCAATACAGCACAATCTTATAGTTTAACACAAAATTGTGTAACTATAGGCGGTTGCTCAGTATCAGTGACACAAGGACAATGAAAGAAGAATTTGGAAGTGGAATGAGCACTGCAGTAAAATACATAATTGCAGCTGGACTCATAGGATTTTTACTAAACCAAGCATTATTTGCAGATGAAATGGTACACAAGTTCAAAAGTCCTTCCTTCAACGGTCAAGGCATTTCAGCACATTACCTAACAATCGAAAATCAAGAAACAAACAGACAAAATGAGATCAAACAAGCATTACAAGATGCACTAGAAGAAGCAGAAAGAGACGCACAGAATACAACTCTTGCAAGATTTATTAAAAATTTAGAAAGTAGAATTTATTCACAACTTAGTAGAGATCTAGTTGATAATTTATTCGCAGATGGAATAGCAAGTGCAGCAACAGGAGTCATTGAACTTCAAGGTAACTATATAGAGTACTCAAGTGATGGAATCACTGTGACACTCAAAGTTACGGACAGTGAGGGAAATGTTACAGAGATCACAATACCTATCGGTAGTTTCGGCGATTTCAGTCTTGATGGTGACGGCTAGCTGTATGCTGGCGCCTGGCAAAGATGTCAGAGATTTTATAAATAACAATCGTCATCTTACTGTAGAAAACGTAGCTCAAGTAAGAGAGTTACATAACGAAGAACTATATGCAATTAAAAGAGTTTCTACACCCGCACCTGTAATAGCAATCTATAAGTTTCCAGACTTAACAGGGCAAAGAAAAAGTAATTCAACTTTTGCACTTTTTAGCACTGCAGTAACAATGGACCCTGCAAGTTTGCTTATTCGTGCATTTAAGCATGCAGGAAATGGAAAGTTCTTTCGAGTAGTTGAAAGAGCTGGGTTAGATCATCTTACAAAAGAAAGACAACTTATTCGTTCTACTAGAAATAGTTTGAATGAAAAAGAGCAAGTTCTGCCACTACTATTTGCAGGCTTGCTAATTGAAGGCGGTGTTATCGGGTATGACACCAATCTACGATCAGGAGGTATTGGAGCAAGGTATCTGGGTATTGGAGCTCAGAAACAATATCGTGAAGATACTGTATCAGTTTCAATTAGAACTATCTCAGTCTCATCTGGTGAAGTTTTAATGGAAGTACTTGTGACAAAGACTATTCTCTCGGTAGGAGTGTCACAGGATGTATTTAGGTTTATAGAACTTGGAACAGAATTAGTCGAAGTAGAAAATGGAGCAACTAAGAACGAAAGTGTGACGATTGCTTTACAAAAAGCTTTAGAGACAGGAGTTTTACAAACAATCTATGAAGGGGAGAAAAAGGGGTACTGGAAAACAGCACCCGCTGGGGAAGCACAATGAAATTAGTTGGAGCTAATTTAATACTAGTACTCATTGCAGTATTTACAATTTTTGCAAGTGCAGCTGACAATGAAGTATTTATAACACAGAGCGGTACGAATGCTCAAATAGAAATCGATCAGATTGGATCAGGAAACACTGTAGAAGGAAATGAAGCCGCAGGTTCAGAACCAATTAGTGATTTCAAATTAACAGGTAATTCACAAACGATTGATATTGATCAGGTTGGTGACAGTAACATTTTTAGAGGAGATATTGATTCCGATACTTTTACTGGTAACTTTAGTTTTACTGGAGATAGTAATGAGTTTGACATTCAATTTGATCCAGCAGGAAGTTATATTTCTGATAATATTACAATGGATGTTACAATTACTGGAAGCTCAAATGATCTTACTGTAACAGTAGCAAATAATGATAGTGCAGCAAACTTAGATTATGATGCAGTTATTAGTGGTGATTACAATACTTGGGTTACTGCTATTGATTCAGATAACGTTACATTCAATGTGGATGTAAATGGAAGTAATGGTAGTATAGACTATGATGCAGATGGTTATGCTGTAAACTCAAGCGGACATACATTCATTTTAGATCAAGATGGAGATTATGTCGACTATGTAATCGATCAACAGTCAACAAGTGCTGTGGATTATTTAAACTTACAAATGACAACAAGTGGTACAAGTGGAAGCGAAGCAAATATTTGCGTTTATCAGTCTGATAACGCTACATCTACAAGCTGCTGATATAGGAAGCATAAGCGAACTAAAGGGTGAAGCTTCGGTCAATCGATCAGGCGAAGCCCTTACAGCCGCATTAGATTTAGGAGTTGAATCTTATGACGATGTTAGAACTGCTAATAGTAGGGTGGGTCTTACTTTTATCGACGACTCTGTTGTGCGTCTTACTGAGCATTCGAAGCTTATACTTGACGAGGTTATATTTGATCCAGATCCTTCTAAGTCTAAGATTGGACTTACTTTTGCTTCGGGAACAGCAAGATTTATTACAGGAAAAATAGGTGGAATTAATAAAGAAAATATCAAGATCAATACTCCGACTTCTCAAATCGGTATTCGAGGAACTGACTTTACTGTTACTGTTGATGAGCTGGGTCGTAGCTTGGTTATTCTTCTACCTGATATCGATGGGATATCATCTGGCGAGATCACAGTGGAGACCGCAGCGGGATTGGTCATTCTTAACAAACCGTATGAAAGCACCACCACATCCGTCTGGGAAAGTTCACCAACGCAACCAGTAACACTCGATATCACACTAGACTTAATTGACAATATGCTCATAGTAAATGAGCCAAAAGAAGAAGAAGTAGTAGAAGAAACAAATAATGTAAGAACTGGAGACTTACTTGATTTTAATGATTTAGACGTAGACCTACTTAATGAAGATGTGCTAGCAGAAGAAGATTTAGAATTTACAGAACTTGACATTAACTTTTTAGATGTTAACTTTTTCGAAGACTTACTTGAAGTCATAGAAGAAATAGATCGATTAAGAGAAGGAAACGAAAAAGATAAAAAGACAGCATCAGTAGGAAAAGCTACTATCGAGGGTACAACGATTGGTCAAGATCCTACTACTCAAATTATTACTATAGTAGATACACAGAATATAAACATATCGAGACAAGTAAATGACTTTGCAAAAGTTCGACTTGACTCACAGGCAGGAGTAACTTTAATTATATCACAAGATGGAAAAGAATATAACATTATTATTAATAAAGGTGGGACTTCTAATATTATCATTAGACAGTCCAGCTAAATGGGAAGACTGGAACACTACAGATAAAAATCTATATAAAGCATACCTAATAGGAAGTGCTTTAGATTACATGCAAACAAAAAATGCATTAGATAATCATTATGTAGAAGGAAACCCTTTTCTAGGGAGATATCCTTCCTCTGAGCGAATTTTAGCACAGAAAGTTTTATCTGCGGGTGTCATGTATTGGAGTTTTAATAAATTAGACGAAAAACAAAAAAGAAGAGGACTATTTATAGTCAATGGAATACAATGGGGAGTCGTTTTAAAAAATGAAAGCGTTGGTGCTACATTTATTTATCGCTGGTAGTTTACTTACTGCTTGCAGTACTGTACCACGAGAACCTCAAGAAGATAAATGGGGTCAATGGGACTTCTGTGAGCAGTGGGCTTATGACGGCGAATCATGGATGCAATGTATGAACTCATGATTCGACTACTAATTGCTTCAGGACTTCTAGCACTTTTTATTTGGAATCCTTATCCACTACAATATTTAGAACTCAAGAGTTATGATACTCTTATTATGTCAACAGAACCAGTACAAAATGAAAACATACTGATTGTTGATTTAGACGAAGACTTAGTAAAAGCCTATGAAGGTTATCCTTTACCGAGAAGTCTTTATGCGGAGCTGATTAGAAAAACAAACGCAGTTCCAGGGATCACAGTGTTGATGCCCGATCCTGATATAAGAGGAAAAGAAAATGATTTAACGCTGAGTAATGCCATGATGAATGTACCTACAGTACTCGCATCAGCAGCATCTACTCAATCGTCAAAAGAAAGCCTACATGTAGGCACAGCACAATTAGGAGGTGATCCACTACCATGGCTATACGAATATCCAGGAATTTTACGTACAGAGTCTACTCTGGAGTTAAGCAGAAAGGGGCTAGGGCTGATAACCGCTACGCCGGAAATAGACGGGGTTACTCGTCGTATTCCCCTAGTCGTAAACGTCCAGTCAAAACTTTACCCAGCTTTCGGCTTGGAACTCTTAAGACTCGCAGTAAACGATCCTTCGTACCAGCTAAAAACAACACAAGAAGGTATTAGTTGGATAAGGGTACCTAGTTACCCTCTAATGAATACCGACGCTAACGCTCGTATCTTTTTAGACTGGAATACGAACTTCTATAAACAAACAGGATTAGAGTTTTTAACCAATCCCATCGACGCACCTTTTGTTATCTTCGGCGTGACAGCAGAAGGTGTCGTCAATCCAACTCCAACTCCAGCAGGGTTGAAGTACCCACATGAAATACAAGCTAACATTTTACATAATCTTATTAACGGTAGTGCTCCTTCCACTCCTACTTGGGCTGGTGGATCAGAGTTACTGGGAGGATTACTCGCAATATCTATTATTGCACTCACAGCATCCTATGTCTGGCTTAGCTTACCCACATTAATTATACTTATAGCTGGGTTACTATATGGAGCCTGGTATGCGTTTCAATCTTCTTATTTGATAGACGTCAGCGGGATTATTTTAATCTCGTTTTTATTCTGGAGTATTGAAAGTTTCCGTAATTTCATTACGCAGTATTTGCTGAGATTACAAATTAAACAACAATTCGGAACGTATGTATCTCCCGACCTTGTAAAAAAATTACAGGAGGACCCAACGTTACTGAGATTGGGTGGGGAGACGAAACGACTTACTTTTCTTTTTTCAGATATTCGAGGATTCACACCAATTTCTGAAAAATACCAAAAAGATCCACAAGGTCTTACAAAATTAATCAACCGATTTTTGGATAATCAAACAGAAATCATACTAAAACATGGCGGAACCATAGATAAATACATGGGAGATTGTATTATGGCTTTCTGGAACGCACCACTTGACATCGATGATCAAGAAAGAAAGGCTACAGAGTGTGTACTCGAGATGCGAGAGGCACTAGGAGAATTAAATGAAAAACTTAAAGAAGAAAATCTTGACCAAATTAATACAGGAGCAGGAATTAATACTGGCTTATGTGTCGTTGGTAACTTTGGTAGTAGTAGTCGTTTTGATTACTCTGTCTTAGGAGATTCTGTAAACTTAGCTGCTCGACTAGAGTCCTCATGTAAGAACTACGATGTCGATCTTGTCATATCTGAGTACAGTTTAGTTGACGGATATGACTACGAGTTCTTAGACGAAGTAACGGTAAAAGGCAAATCCGAACCAGTCAAAATATATACCATCAGAAAATAATACTTGACACTTCTGCTCACTTTTGGTATAATTACAAACATATGAAGAAAAATCTTCAAGATATTAGGGAATACAACATGGAACTTAACGAAGTCGCTGCAAATTTGGACAAACATGAAGCTGTATGTGCAGAAAGGTGGAAAACCGCATTTAATAAATTTTCAGATGTTGAAACTCAAATCAATAGAATTGAGACAATCATGATTGGAGTCGCTGGTACACTAATATTAGGCGGTATAACTACAATCGGAACAATATTGTCAATGCACCCCTAAAGGAGAACCAATGCAAAAAGAATACAAAACAAAAGATATGAAAGCGTCTTTTTCTACAAAGAAAGAGGAAGTACTTCCTATTTTTAAAAAGAAACAGAAATGGTGTTTCAGGCATAATGGAGTTTTACACAAGTTTGACTCTGAATCTGAAGCTAAACAAATGTATAAATCATTAAATTAATATGAGTAATAGTATAGAAGAAGCCTTGAAAAAGGCAGTTGAACAATCAGATTCAACAAAAATCGTCGTAGGAGAAGGTTCAGAACCTTCACAAGAACTTTCAGCAAGAGTTAAAAAACTTATGGCTAGAAAGACTAATCTAAGACGAGCACGCAGACAAAAATTACCTAGAAAATTAAGATGAAGAAAAAGCTTTCCTACGAGGAACGCTATAATATATGCAAAGAATGTCCAAACCTAGACAAAAGATGGAAGGTTTGTAAAGTTTGTAATTGTTTTATGCCCCTCAAAACTAAAATAAGATGGGCAGAGTGTCCTGAGGAACCTCCTCGCTGGACATAAGGGGAAAATATGCCGTATCATTATAAACCAAAAAAGAAAAAGAAAAAAGGTAAAAAGAAGAAAAAGTCAATGGGAGGCTTAACAGCAGCTCAAAAGAAATTACCGAAAGCACTACAACAAGCAATCTTAAAAAAGAAAAGACGTAAAAAGTAATGCCTGTACGTAAAGTAAAGGGCGGTTACAAGTGGGGAAAATCAGGCAAAGTTTATAAAACTAAGAAACAAGCTGAAGCCCAAGGCAGAGCAATATATGCTTCTGGATACAAAAAGAATGGCAAGAAAAAGAAAAAGCGTTAAAAAGAAACCAGTGCCAACAAATCCTAAGCTATATGCAAGAATTAAAGCACAGGCAAAAAGAAAATTTAAAGTTTATCCAAGTGCATATGCAAACGGATGGTTAGTAAAAACTTACAAAGCAAAAGGCGGTAAGTATCGCATGGGAAAAAGAAAATGAAAGGAATATACACAGGAGACGGAAAATTTATCGTTAAAAGTGGGCACACAGATGCTGCTTCTGCAATAACAAGTTGTAAAATTATTATGAACCATTGCCAAATGATTCTAGATGGATTAGAAGGTAACGAAGAAATGGACAAGCTTCCTACATGGTGGACAAATAAATTAGCTATTTCTGAATACGAAGTTGTATCGGCTGCTAATTATTTATCATCTGGAGATATTGAACACGAACATGGCGAAACCTAAAGGTGGTTTAACAAAGTGGTTTAAAGAAAAGTGGGTAGATATAGGTCGTCCTAAAAAGAAAGGAAAATATCAACCTTGTGGCAGAGGAAAAGCAAAAACCTCTCGAAGAGGGTATCCAAAATGTGTACCTTTAGCTCGTGCTAGAACTATGAGCAAAGCTCAAAGAAAATCTGCTGTTCGAAGAAAAAGAGCAGTAAGTCAAGGAGTAGGTGGAAGACCAACAAATGTTCGAACAATCGCCAGAAGAAAAACTAAAAGAGGTAAGAGATAAAGAACGTCAGTTTACTGACTGGGCTTTACAAAGAATCTCTCAGGGCGAGTTTCGAGAAAATTATTATAAACTATTAAAACAATACGAGGAAGAAAATGGTAGAATGGTTAAAGATTAAATGGACACAATTTGTGAACATTGTCTCAGGACAAGATAAGAACTGGGACGGCAAAGTGGATATTAAAGATAAACTGATAGAAGCTGAGCAAAAAGCTAAAAGCTAAAATTCATTAGCTAAGTCACATAAGGACTAGCATGGACAGACGAGAAACTGCAAACGAGATTCTACAAATAGTAAGGATGTCGCTTAAATTCAAGAAAGCTATAGAACAAAGACTAGCGTGGAGCGAAGAACTTCGTAGCTTATTAAATTTACCACGCACTAAAAATAATAAAGAATTATTAAAAACTCATTTAAAAAATGGGACGGAACAGGGATAACCTGTTTAGGAAAAGAAAATGGCAAGACAAGGCGGATTTCTAAGTGGACCAAGCGTTCACGGTACATCTAAATTAAGAAAGCATGTACTAAAACGAGGTGTCACTAGAGACATGAACTCAGCTGCAGGAAACTTTGTAAATACAAAGACTCCTATGTCCACTCCTGGTGGATTCTACGGAGCAGCTCCGAAAGCAATCGGACCAAGATTCGGCAAAACAGTCAACCCTAAAAGGGCTAGATTTAGTAAAAAAGGTGCAAGCCGAATATTACGTAGAAGATAAATATTATTCACAGAGACTTTCATAAATTTATGAAAGCAGGACGACTTAGTAAAGTCGTAAACATGATACACAATGGCACTAACAGCAGCAGAAAAAGCAAGGCTAAAAAAGGCAGGACTCTCACGACTAAACAGTCCAAAGAGAACTCCTAAGCACCGAACAAAGAAAGCAGTTGTAGCTGTAAGAGTCGGTGGCAAAGTGAAAATCATTCGCTTTGGAGCGCAAGGCATGGGGCATAATTATAGCCCAGAAGCACGACGCAGTTTCAAAGCACGACACGGAAGAAATATCGCAAAAGGCAAATCTTCCGCAGCCTATTGGGCAAACAAAGTATTTTGGGCAGGTAAAGGTGGTTCAAAGAAAAGACCACCTCGCTCCCAAAAAAGACAACTTGGAATCAAACGAAGGAAAAGATGACAGTACCAAAAGTAATAGATCGAAGAGAAGTATGGTTAGATGGTGTTAAGTTAGATGCCGTTAAACTTCTAACAACGTTACAAAGTCGTAAACTTGACGGTATTACTTTATCTGAAAGAGAAGAAGAAATTTGCGAACTTACAAGCGGATACTTATATTTATTACAGCTTTGCAAAGAGTATGGAATGTTTGATTCTGATGACCCATTTAATTTATTTGAAAAAGAGACCTTACATTGATCGAAATAAGCCGTTCAGATATTGTATCTGACTATCATATGGACATAAGTTCAGAAACTCGTTTTATCAAACTTCCGATAGAGGGTTATTTAGAACTATTAAACATTACTCCAAATTCATCCCAAACTGCAATTATCAATGCAATCAACAATCCTAAATATCGTTTTGTCTGCGCAGCAGTATCACGACGACAAGGAAAAACATATATTAGTAATATTATAGGACAACTAACTTGTTTAGTTCCAGGCTCTCATGTATTACTTATGTCACCTAATTACTCACTATCTCAAATCTCATTTGACTTACAGAGAAATCTCATCAAGCATTTTGATTTAGAGGTAACACGAGACAACGCAAAAGACAAAGTTATTGAACTATCAAATGGTTCTACAATACGAATGGGTTCTATCAATCAGGTAGACTCAGTAGTTGGTAGAAGTTATGATCTCATTATATTTGATGAAGCAGCGCTAACAGACGGCAGAGATGCTTTTAATGTTGCATTACGTCCTACACTAGATAAAGAAAACTCCAAAGCAATTTTTATATCAACTCCTCGAGGTAGAAATAACTACTTCGCAGAGTTTTATTATAGAGGATGGACCGAAGAGTTTCCAGAGTGGTGTAGTATAAAAGCTACTTACCATGAGAATCCTCGAGTATCTGAAGCAGATATTATCGAAGCAAGAAAAACAATGTCAGAGGCTGAGTTTAATCAAGAGTATATGGCAGACTTCAATGTATTTGAAGGACAGATATGGAAGTTTAACCATGAAAAATGTACTGGAGACTTTTCACAACTTGATACAAGAGAAATGGATGTATTCGCAGGGTTAGATGTCGGGTATAAAGATCCTACAGCTTTATGTGTATTAGCATATGATTGGGATACTTCAACTTATCACTTAGTAGATGAATACTATAATTCAGAAAGAACAACAGAACAACACGCAGCTGAAATACGAAAACTGATAGAAAAATGGGATATTGATTATATCTACATTGATTCCGCTGCTCAACAAACAAGATATGACTTTGCACAAAATTATGATATTAGCACTATTAATGCAAAGAAATCAGTACTAGACGGAATAGGGCATGTAGCGGGCATAGTGGATAACGATGGGCTTATGGTTGATCAGAAATGCAAAGAAGCTCAAATGTGCTTAGATCAGTACCAATGGGATCCAAATCCTAATTTAATGAGAGAAAAGCCAAAACATGACATGGCATCTCATATGGCTGATGCTTTACGATACGCACTCTATTCATTTGAAACCAATATCACTACATTCTAATAAGACCTGTCAAAAACAGTTCTTGACATTTGATGTAAGTTTTTGGTATAATTCTAATTAAGAGTAGAAATATGAAATTAAAAAGAGATTTAGTTAAATATGTGAGAGACAAGGCTAAATCACAGTATAAGAAATCAGATAATTGTTATATCTGTGGCGACACAGAACATCTAGACTTTCATCATTATTACGGATTAACCGAACTACTAGAAACTTGGTTAAAACAGAAAAAGATTACTATAGAGAAGGAACAAGACATACTAGCACTTCGAGAATCCTTTATTGATGAAAACTACGATAAAGTATATGATTATACTGTAACTCTCTGTCACAAGCATCATCTTAGACTACACTCAATATATGGTAAACGACCCAAATTGATTACTGCAGAGAAACAAAATAAATGGGTCGAGATTCAGAGAGAAAAACAACATGGCATGGTACGATAGACTATTAGGTAGAACTCCCGAAACTGAGGAAAAACTCAACCCTGCCCAATATGTTATTTCTAGAAATGAAGGTCTAACTGTAGATTCTCGTGAAATTGTTACTAATTATAGAAGTGCATATGAACAGCTAGAAATAGTGAATAGAGCAGTCAATATGATAGTTGACGATGTAGCAGATATACCATACTCTCTCGGAAATCAAACACCAGGAACAAGCAATATAGTAAAAAATATTAGAAGATCAAAAGTAGATCTTTTAGTGAATAGAGAGCCAAATCCTTTTCAGGATATTAATTCTTTTAAAAGAAATTTAATTATTGACTTAATGATAGATGGTAACATCTTCATTTATTTTGATGGGGCACATCTCTATCATTTACCAGCAGATAAAGTAAGAATAGAAACAGACCCAAATACTTTTGTTGCAAAATATACATATGAAAATAGTTTAGACTATAGTCCTAGTGAGATTATACATATTAAAGAAAACAGTTTTAACTCCATATACAGAGGAGTACCAAGATTAAAGCCAGCATTTAGAACTATGCAGCTTTTATCAAGTATGAGAACATTTCAAGATAACTTCTTCAAAAATGGAGCAGTTCCAGGACTCGTACTAAAATCACCAAACACACTTTCAGAGAAGATAAAAGAAAGAATGTTACAGGCATGGGTTGCAAGATATAACCCACAATCTGGCGGTCGTCGCCCTCTATTCTTAGATGGCGGACTAACAGTTGAGAACTTAACAGAAGTAAACTTCAAAGACTTAGATTTCCAAGAAGGTATCAAGTCAAATGAAAGAATCATACTAGAAGCGATGGGAATACCACCCATTTTACTAGACGGCGGTAATAATGCAAATATAAGACCTAATCATAGGCTTTATTATTTAGAGACAATTTTACCAATCGTAAGAAAACTAGGGTATGCGATTGAGCGTTACTTCGGTTTTGAAGTATCTGAGGATGTAACAGGTATACCTGCTTTACAACCAGAACTAAGAGACCAAGCTGCATATTATGCCACTCTTGTAAATACAGGGATTATGTCCCCAAATGAAGCAAGAGAGGCTTTAGGTAAAGATCCAGTAGATGGATTCGACCAACCTAGAGTACCAGCTAATATAGCAGGCTCAGCAGCAAATCCCGAAGAAGGAGGTAGACCTCAAGAGGCTGCCCCAAGCGAAGAGGAATAAACAAATGACAAAGAATATGATGGCTAAAGCATTATCCGACTGGTTTGTAGAACAAGGCGTCGAAGAAATGGATTTACCAACTTACAAAAGTCATGGCAATGACGTTCCAGTTAAAGACTATATGCTCAGACGAGCATTTGGTTCTTGGAGACGAGTGTTGTCAGCCATGAATAAAAGGCATCCAGTAGCTGTAGTTGAAGAAGCTCCAGCACCAACTCCCGCCCCAAAAGCAAAACCGAAAGCGCCTGCTAAGAAAGCGGAGACGAAAAATGTCAAATAAAATTTATCATTGGACTAGCACTTTTAAAACATTAGGCGAAACCGAAGATGGTGGAGTTGATATTAAAGGATCTGCTAGCACTAACGCTCTTGATAGAGCAGGCGACATAATCGAATCAGATGCTTGGACAAAAGGTGGATTAGAAAACTATAAAGGTAATCCAATTATTTTGTTCAATCATAATTACGACAAACCGATTGGTCGTGCAAAAGATTTAAAAGTTACTGAGAATGGACTCGAGATTTCTGCAAAGATTTCAAAAGGTGCAGGCGATAACGTAACACAATTAATTAAAGACGGTGTCCTTGGGGCTTTTTCTGTTGGTTTCAAAGTCAAGGACGCTGATTATATGACCGAAACCGATGGATATAAGATAAAGGACGCAGAGCTTTTTGAAGTATCTGTAGTATCAGTGCCATGCAACCAAGGGGCAACCTTTGGATTAAGCAAGTCATTCGATTCTATGGACGAATACAATGAGTATAAGCAAACTTTTTATAAGGCTAACTTAAAAGATTCAGCAGACGCTGTTGAAATTGAGCAGCCAAGTACGGCGAAAGCCAAGGAAATGGAGACAAATATGTCAAAAGAAAATAAATCTCCTGAAAGCAACCCAGAGTTCAATCTTGAATCATTTGCTGCAGAAGCTGCTGAAAAAGCAGTTGCTCAGTATGCAATGAAACAAGCCGAACTTAAAGCTGCTGAACAGAAGGCTGCAGAAGAAGCTGCTCAAAAAGCTGCTAACGAAGCTGAAGTTCAAAAAGCCTCCGAGGAAGCAAAACAGGAAGAGCAAAAAACTGTAATCCAAGCTGGATTAACAGGTGCTGAAAAATTAATGTCTGACGTTGAGAAACGTGTGAACGACAACTACTCTAACTTAGAGACTGTTGTTAAATCACTAGAAGCTCAACTAGCAGAGAAGTCTGAAGAAATCATGAATATTCGTGAGTCAAAAAGACATTTCTCTGACAGACAAGGTAACAACTCCGATTGGAAAAAATCATTCGAAAGCGACATTCTTGACGCTAAATTTGCTGGTCTAGCGACTGGTAAAGGATGGGACAACCCAATGGCAAAATCTTTAATGGAAAAAGTAAATCAACATTCAGGTGTTGAAGTTTCTTCCGCTGATTTTGAGCAAGTCGTTTCAACAAACATCGAAAGAGATATCGAAAACGAATTAGTCTTGGCTCCTCTATTTAGAGAAATCCCAATGACTTCTGCGAATATGATTATCCCTATTCTACCAGATGCTGGTTACGCTGAATTCGCTTCAGGTACAGCCGCTAGTGGATCAGCTCCTTATGGTAACTTAGAGACCAGAGGCGACACATACGGATCACCTTACACTGGTGTTACTATGACTGAAAGAACTCTTTCAACTAAGAAATTAATCTCAACTTCATACTTAGGTAATGAAACTGAAGAAGATGCAATCTTACCGATTCTTCCTTTAATTAGAGAGTCTATGGTAAGATCACACGCTAGAGGTATCGAAAATGCTATCCTAGCTGGTGATGATGCTGATGGTGTCTACGGAACAAGTGGTGCTGCTTTTGAAGGTCTACTTCACTTAGCAAGAAATGACAGTGATTATACACAGTCAGCTACCGCTTTCGCAACTGACACTGTTACAGCTGCAGAACTTCTTTCAATGAGAAAAAACATGGGTAAATATGGTGTTAATCCATCTGACGTAGTTTATATTGTTTCACAGAGAACATATTACGAACTACTAGAAGATGCTGAATTCCAAGATGCTAATTTAGTAGGCGATATGGCTACTAAACTAAGTGGTGAAATTGGTCAAGTATTCGGTTCAAGAGTACTATTATGTGACGAGTTCGCTACTCCAGCAGTATCTAAATTCGCAGCTATCGCTGTTAACCCTAGAAACTTTGTATTACCAAGATTACGTGGTGTGACTGTAGAGTCAGACTATGAAGTTTCTGCTCAGCGCAGAGTGCTTGTTGCTTCACAAAGAATTGGCTTCACCGATCTTATCGATGGTGCTACTTCTAAATGGGGACACATGTACAAAGCTAGCTAATATCGGCTTAGACAGGATTCGTGGGGCAGCCTTAATTGCCCCACACTTTTAATAATTATGGCAGATTTAATAACAGTACAAGAGTATAAAAATGCAGAGGGGATAGTGAACGCAAAGGAAGATTCACGCCTCGATATTATTGTACCACAAGTTAGTAATTTAGCCAAGAAGTATTGCGGTACTTCATTTGTTGATTATTATAGTAGTGATAAAACCGAGACTTTTTCAATTCACGACAACTTTACCAGTACTATAATCGTCAGCGAAAGTCCACTTGTAAGTGTGACTTCCGTAAAAGAAAGAGGAACATATGAAGCTTCATATGAAACTCTTGCAACGAGTGATTATGAATACTATGTAGATATTGCATCAGATTCAATAATTAGAACTACAAAGAGTGGAACAAAGAAAGCATTTCCACAAGGTGTGGGTAGTGTACAGGTTGCATATAGAGCAGGCTATAGTGCCGCTCCAAGCGATCTCAAATTAGCACTTTTTGACTTAGTAACATATTACTTAAAAGACGAACACAAAGAACGAAGAACAATAGCAGGAGCAACGTTACAGAATCAAGGAACATCTGGAGTAAGAGACAATACAGACTTCCCAGATCACATAAAAAGAGTACTTGATTTATATAGAGTAATAATCTAGTGTCTTTGCAACTTCGACAAAAAGTCTGGAATGAATTTATAACTTCCAACAAGTATATGACTAAAACAGGTCCACTTAAAGGACCAGGAACATCGCTAGTAGAATGGGGGTGGCAATCTGTAAACTATGACAGAATAAATACTGTTATTGCTCAAAGTTTGCCTAGTCCTATGCCATCGGGTATGCAAATTGAGGTTTTAAAAAATATAAAACCAGGCAAATTTCTTGATCTTTTTGAAGAACGAATAAGAGATACTAAAGCAGCAAAAAGTGTTAAGGGCGATGGGGGAATTAGAATTGACGGCACAGAAAGACGTACTAATGAAGTAAAAGTTTACTGGCATGGAACGTATAAAGGTGCAAACGGAGAAAATCTAGCAAAGTTTGTAATAGTTGACGTACTAATTGATATTTTTATGGATTTAGGCACAGAAAGTAAGCAAGATATTTATTCAAAAGGTTCAGAGGGAGGCTTCACACTAGAACATGGAGACTTAGGTGGAACTGGGCAAGTAATGGCGGATTTTGGAGTAAAGGGCGGAGCAAAGAAAATACAAGGTCTTCGTGTCCAAAAAGAAGTGCTTAATGCATTAGCAAGTCAATATAATAAATACAGTTCAAGCGAAAGATGTTTTATAACTAATTGGCTAGATTGTAACTTTAATATATCAGATGAATTAGTAAAAAAGAGAGATATTAAAGGTATAAATGACAGTTGGGGTGGAACAGGACAGATAACATTAGATAAAAATACAATTCCTGGCACAAGCATACATCCCAATGATAGTACTGTTGATGTATACATCAGATCGGAATTTAGAAAGTTTATGCAGGAGACAGGTCCTGGCAGTTGGTATTCTGAAGCAATGAAGTTTTTTCAAAGTCTACCAGTAGATAAAGCATTAGATGCTTTTAGCGCTTCAAAAAGAGCAGATCAAGCAATTATCGATTATGCTATAGCAAATTTTGCACTAGTTTTTACAAAAACTGGAAAGATTGATAAAAGATATAGGATAAATAAAGAGTTACTTAAAAAAGCGAAGAAAGAAGTAGGAAAAAGTAGAGGACAAACAAGAAAATCAAAAGGTGGTGCTACACGAAAAAGAAGAAATGCAACAGGTGGAAAAATGAGCGGAGCTCAAAAACATGCTGCAGATACAAGTCATCCTTTAGCTTTAAAAGAAATGATCAATGCAGTACTTCCAGACGAAATACTTAAAAATATGGGAAGTCCAGCACTAAACAATAGAACAGGGAGATTTAGAAATTCAGCACAAGTAACAAATGCACTTATTGGACCACGAGGGGGAGTAAATATAGAATACACCTATATGAAAAATCCTTATGAAACTTTTGAACCTGGAGGAGCAATGGGGAGCACACAAAGAGATCCTAAAAAATTAATAGGAAACACAATTAAAGAAATTGCTCAAGAAATAATGGGAAAAAGATTTATAAGAACTAGGAGAGTTTAATGGCAAATAGAGATTATACAACAAGAAGAAGCGCCATTGTAAACGCCCTCGTAGAAAAACTAAAAACAATAGACGGAACAGGAAAATTTAGAACTGTAGTAGCAAGCACCTCACCAAGACTTTTATTTTGGGACGAGATAGCAGAGTTTCCCGCAGTTCATGTAAACTCAGGTAGCGAAACTAGAGAATATTTAGGAGCAGGAGAAAAATTCAGATATCTTACATTAACATTTAGATGTTACGTAAACGAAGAAGATGCTGTAGATGCTTTAGAAATGTTACTTGAAGATGTGGAAACAGTAATTGAAGACAATAATCCAATAACTTACAATACTGGATTAGGTGTAGCAACTACTACTATACAAACAACGATAAACTCAATCGACACAGACGAAGGAGTTTTAGAACCTTTTGGAGTGGGCGAAATAATAGCAACAGTCCAATATTAATGAAAACGGATAGGCAGAGAATACTCTAGCCGACCCTTTTCAAAGCAAAGATAGGAGAATGTAAAATGGCAGATACATTTTATTACTCGAGAGATACGTTAGTTCATCTTACTGATAGCGCAGGAGCAATCTATAAGATACCAGTACTAGACGGATTTAGTTTCTCTCAAGCAACCAATGTTACAGAAGTAACATTGAACGAAATGGCAACATCAGCGGGTGTCAGTAGAAGAGCGAGACAAATGTTTACGGACTCTTATGCTCCTGCAGAATGGTCATTTCAAACCTACATCAGACCTTTTAAATCTGGTGGGGGCGGATCAGGTGAGCACTCATCAGCAACACATCATATGGTCGAAGAAGCTTTGTGGAACGCTTTAGCAGGTAGTAAAGCAATTGGTGTTTCAACAAGTGGTAATGAAGGACCAGCTTTTAGTTCTGATGGATCAGACGCACATATTGCGTTTACTAACTCAAATAGAGTAGCACTCGACACTTTTGATTTACATTTTGAGATGGGAAGTGGCAAAGCTAGTCCAACTATTTACAAAATAGAAGGATGTGTTGTAAATGAAGTTTCAATTGATTTTGATATTGATGGTATTGCAACAGCAAACTGGTCAGGATTTGGTAAAATCATAACTGAAGCAGCTTCAATGACTACTGCAACTATTTATGAAGGAACTCAAGCAGCTGACACTAATAACTTTATTAGAAACAGATTAACAGATTTAGTTCTAACTAATGATGTTACAACTGCAACTGGTAGTACTTCAGGAAGTTCTGCTACTGTTACTTTAACAGCAGCTAATAGTTTAATTAAAGTCGGACAAGGAATCAAAGGAACTGGCGTAACCGCAGGTACAACAGTTCTTGCAATATCAGGTACTACTTTAACAATGAGTGCAGCTGCAAGTCTTAGCTCAGTAGTTCTTACCTTCTCAAATGTAGGTATGACTGATACTTATACATTAACACTAACTGGTGGAAACGTTACTATTGGAAACAATATTACTTTCTTAACACCAGAAACACTAGGCAGCGTTAACCAGCCTTTAGGACATGTTACAGGAACTCGTTCTGTATCAGGTAACTTTACTTGTTACTTAAATACTCCTTCATCTGGCGCATCTAGTGCAGATTTATTTGAGGACATCATTGAATCTACTTCAGTAATTACAAATTCATTTGATTTGACATTTACTGTAGGAGGAACAGGTAATGAACCAAGAATGGTTATTAATTTAGATAACTGTCACCTTGAAGTACCAACACATTCAATTGATGATATCGTTAGCTTGGAAACAACTTTCCATGCCTTACCAACCTCAATTGATGCTGTAGACGAAATAGATTTAATCTTTGTCGGACCAACAGTAACAACAACTTAATTTTAGAAGGGAGGGGCAACCCTCCCCTCATTTAACCAGGAAACAGAATGACAGAACAAGAAAACAAATCAGTATCACTAGCGAGTTTATTAACTCCAAGCAAAACAGTTTCAGTTGATTATCCTAGCATGCCA